CGGGTACCAGCAGCGTCCTTGCAGGACTTGGCGATGTATGGCCAGAAGATGTCGCAGTTGGGTTACCCCTACTATGCCATCGCTACCCGCATCGCCTTCGACACCGCCGAGAGCTACCCCAAGTTTGTCTTTGGTGCGATCCGCCCATTGACCGACGACGAGGCTGATATCGTGCTTGTCGAGCGTACCAACCACACGGTTGAACGTATCCTGTCCGAGAACGAGTTTGCCACGCCAACGACGGCACCGGCAGACGAGACAACGGCGGGTGCATTTGAGCAGCCACCGGCTGAACAGACCCAGACCCCTGCCAAGTCAACGGTAGGCGATCAGGCCCGTGCAGCGGCGGCAGCGAACAAGGCTCGTGTTGACGCCGAGAAGAAGGCCGCAGCAGCAGCCCAAAAGGCTGACGTAGCCAAGGCGGTCGCTTCAGCCGATACCAAGACCAAGAAGCAACAGGAAGCCGCTGACAAGAAGAAGCAGCTTGAAGCCGAGATTGCTGCGATGGAAGCCGAGGAGGAAGTTACCACGGAAGGTAACACCGTCGAAGTGGAGAGCGATGAAGATCGTGAACTCCGTGAGATGGAGGAAAAGATGGCAGCGCTCAAGGCAAAAAAGCTTGCTGCACAGCAGGGCACCCCAGCATCACCGGCCCCGGCTACTACGCAGGCAAGCGCGTCAACGACCTCCGTCAGTGGCCAGAATGCACAAGCGAGTGTATCCCCTTCTGATGACGGGGAAGCCAACGACAGTGTAGCTTCTGACTTCGAAGCTGATCTGGACAGTATGCTGGATAATCTCCTCCCGTCCTAAGCATACCTTCATATAGGGACGCTAATGCGACGGGCTGGATCACTCTGGCCCGTCAATCATGTCTGCGAAGGGTTGCTTTTATGCAAGATCAAACCAAACTATTTCTCGCTCGTGTATTAGCATGGCCGCAGGATGGGGATGCCCCGGCCTATGGAAACATACACTCTACTTTCATCCCTAAAGATACCAAGACGCTTCGCACAGACAAGACGACAGGTGCCCCCATCTATCCGTGGATGGGGTATGCTTATCGCGATGCCGGGGCCGCAGCGAAGTACGTAATTAGCAGTAGCGTTAAAAAGGATACCCGTGACATATATTTCTGCACGTCCACGCAGAGTTATGCCGAACACAAAGTAGGTGCCAAGGGGTTTCCATACCTGAAAGCCCACCGCAGTCAGGACAACGTGTCCCGGCTCAAGGCACTATTCATCGATATCGATCTGACAGACGGCAAGAAAGACAAAAGCAAGGGCTATGAAAACCTTAAGGAGTTGTCGGCTGCCCTAGCCAAGTTTGTCAAAGATACCGGCCTCCCCAGACCATCCATGATGGTGTTCTCTGGCGGCGGCATGCATGTCTACTGGACCCTTATGAAGCCCCTCACCCTTGAGGAATGGCTACCCCTGTCCTACGCGCTGGCCGAGGCTACAAAGAAGCACGGGCTGAAGTGTGATAGCGCCTGCACCATTGATGGTGCTCGTGTCCTCCGGGTACCCGGAACCAAGAACCATAAGTATGATCCACCCCGCGCCGTCAAGCTGGTTGGAGAACCCATTGAGTACGACTACGCAAATTCGAAAATTGAAGCGATCTTGGCCCCCTATAAGGTACGGGTGCCACAAGTGCCTCAAAACTCCTCCATGGCCCTCTTTCCCCCCAAAGCTCCGATTGCAGGGTCGGACCTGTCATCCGGGATTGACATGTCTTCGACGGCTCCAATCCTGCTTGACAGCCTTATCGGGAAATGCGGGTTTGTGGAGGATGCTATAACCAATGGCGGCGTAGGGTTCACCAATCCGTTATGGAACCTCACCACGCTGCTGGCGACCTTCACTGAAGGCGGTCGTACAGACGCCCATCGTATGGCGCAAGGCCACCCTAATTATGGCCCCGGCGAGACCGATGAGCTATTCGATCGAAAGGAAGGTGAACGGGTAACCCGCGATCTTGGCTGGCCTCGTTGTGCGGCAATCTCTGCTGCCGGTTGCACCTCTTGCGCCACGTGCCCTTTGTTCGTACAGGGCAAGTCACCTTTGAACTTCGCAGACAAGGCTGTACCTGTTACCCCGCAAGGTAACATTACCCAACTGTTAAGTTCACCCTTGCAGCCTATCACACAGGTACCGGCCACCCAAGCTTCCGTGGTGGTCCCCGGTATGGGGCAGCAAGACCCTGACCTACCGGACAGGTACATTCGCAATCCGTACGGCATCATTCTGGAAGCCGAACTTGAGGACGATGGTTCCACTAGCTGGGAGCCTATATCAACCTATCCAATGACGGAACCATTTCTTGAAAATGATCCTGAATGGCAGATTACATTCACTACCAGAACCTCATGGGGCCGCACCTCGCATGTTACCGTCAAGCTAAGTGACGTTGGTAGCGCGGCTGAACTTCGCAAAACCCTCCAAAGCCAAGGGTTAATGGTGGACATCCACCAGAAAGCGCTGGCAACAATATCGGTGTTTATAATGTCATGGATTAAAAAGCTTCAGGATACAAAGGACGCAGTGGTTCACTCCGTACCGTTCGGCTGGAATATGAACGGCGGTAATGTGAAAGGCTTCGTCTTCGCAAACCAGATGTTCACCCCGCATGGTACAGAAGTCTCTACCAATACAGACCCGGAACTCCAGCGCCAGTACAGCCCTAATGGTGATGCACAGCCTTGGATAGACGCTGCCCGTCTAATCACTGACCAACAACGCCCCGGCCTAGATGCGATCCTTGCATCTGCGTTTGCTGCCCCGTTGGTACGGTTCACCGGCCATAGTGGTTTGCTCTTGTCCGCATTCTCCATGGAGAGCGGCATTGGCAAGTCAACAGCCTTGAAGGTTGCACAGTCAGTCTGGGGGAACCCGATCAAGGCTATTCAGTCATTGTCGGATACCCAGAACTCTGTCCTTCACAAGCTGGGCGAGTTGAAGTCCCTGCCCATGTACTGGGATGAGTTGAAGAGCGAGGAGGACACCAAGAAGTTTATTGACACGGTGTTCCGCCTCACACTGGGTAAAGAAAAGTCCCGCATGAACTCACGGGTAGAACAGCGATCCGTTGGGACATGGGAGACCATGCTGGTATCGGCTTCTAATGACAGCCTTCTGGATGGTGTGGCCTTCAAGTCCCGCGCATCGACTGCCGGTATCTATCGTATATTCGAGTACACCCTGCCCCCAGCCCTGCCGGGGTCGCCGGGACAGATAAACATTTCCTTGGCGCAGCGTACAGTTTCCAAGCTTCACGACAACTATGGAAACGTAGGGTTGGCTTACGCCGAGTACCTTGGAGGTAACATTTCCCAAGTTGAGGCTGACGTGTTGGCGATGTCAACTCTTATAGAGCGTGAGATAGCCGCAAAGCCTGATGAGCGTTTCTGGGTGGCTACCATATCCACGCTCTTGCAAGGTGCCAAATACCTGAATGGTCTTGGTTTTGCCAATGTAGACGAGGTAGCTTTGAAGACGTTCCTCTACCAGACCCTCGCAGGGATGCGCGGCACGAGGCAAAGCACTAACGTCGATATGCGGCAGCAATCCAATGTGGTCGCGGTGCTTGGCCGCTTCCTCAACGAGAACCGACGCAACACGATACGGACCAATATCATATACCGTCAGAAGGGTAGACCCGCTGCCGGTGTAGTGGAGACACGTTGCGACATGTCCAAGATCGATGTCCTCCACGCTCACGTTGGCGAGGATGACAAGTGCTTGCGGATCGGGCGGGAGTACCTTCGTAACTGGCTCACAAAGAACCAGTTGCCGGTACACGTCATGATTACGGCAATCTGCGACGAACTGGGGGCTAAACCCCTGCAAGGTCGCTTGGGTGCTGGTACTGGCCTAGCTGGTATGGTCGAGACACTATTTGAACTCGACCTTACCCAAACCCCATTAATGAACTTCATAGACGAGGCTTGATATGAGCGACCATATATACTTGACCGGCTCCGAGGATGTTCGGACAGCCGGTAACACCATGGCAAGGGCAGCCGATACTATGCAGGACGCCGTGCGCAACTTCGAAGCGGCATTGGAGCGCCACCAGAATTTTATGAACGAATGGTTACGAACACTAGAAACCATAATGAGGGATGGACCACAATGAAACAGGAAACAGCAGACGCCATCCAGAAACTATATGAAAAGCTGCTTGTCGATCTGGCGGAAGCCACCGGCATGCCATGCGATGTTCTGATGATGGCTCACCCCCAGCATGGCAACGAACCGGGAGAATGTCAGGGGATGTCCCTTCACTCAAACGCTGATCCAGTGCAAGCCCATAAGCTGGCGTTCAGCGCACTCATGTGGGCCGAGAACAATTTGCACCAAGACCAGATGATGCATCCCGGTACCGCCAGACTAAACTAGCCCTTACCCATTGCGACATAAAAAAGGCCCCGGCTCATCACCGGGGCTTTAATTTATTCCTATCGTGCCTCTGGGAGGAGGGCATGGTTACCTTACGAGGTAACAATATTGGCGTCAACCCTCCCTGTGCAAATCAATTGACCTGATGACAGATTTGTTATCCACCCGACGCAAGACATCATGCACGATCTGCCGAGCGAGGTTCGCATCCCGCTCCTGCTTGTTGGAAGCCTCCACGAAGTTCGAAACCGCAACGCTGTTCCGCCACTTGGCTACTTTAAGCTCACGGTCCATTACAGGTGTCGCTTCTGCTGGCTTTATTTCCGGCAGTGGCTGGCGGGGCTGGAATAGCTTTGTAAGGAAGTTCATGCAACCCTCCCTCCCCTGCCGCGCTGTAGGTTTTCTATCCGTGCTTGGATATCGTCTAACTGCTTGGCCATAGAACCTCTTCGGTCGTCCCACCGTGTTTGCTGTGCTTGGAACTCAGCCAGCAATCGAGTGAAGCCAACTGCTAATTGGTTGATAGCATCGCTGGATGCCGTC